TCGGTAGCTATTTCTGCAGTAGCGAATGCACATTCGCTACCGATATCGTGTGTAGTAAGGGCTCTGTGTAAAGCATCCCTTGCATCTTATCCCATATTTATCCCACATCTAAAGGAGGAGGAGAAGAGGTATCTTGAGTTCCGTTCTACCATAACTCACCAAATGGCTGCGGTAAAGTCGTCTGCCGCAGCCAAACGCAGGGAGGACATACGCTCTCTGCGTAGATCCGGATCTACAATACCGGCTATAGCAAGGGAGCTAGGTATCAGTTCTAGGGATGTAATACGAGAGATTCAACGTATCCAGCAGGAGGACATAGTGTCATGAAGATAGGAAAATTCAACATAGTTATGGGAGGACAGGCGGGATCGGAAGCGAAGGGAAAGCTTTCCGCTGTACTTGCAGAAGAACAGCCGTTAGGAGCCCTTTTTATGGCCGCATCGCCCAATGCCGGTCATACCGTTATTTTGGATAGGGATGACGAATGCTGTAAGAAGTACGTCACCTACCACATCCCCGCTGCCGCGATCACGTGTAATGCGCCAATCTTGTTGGGGCCTACGTCATTGATCAACCCGGCTGTATTCATCAAGGAGATTGAGAACAACGATATAGATCCATCCCGTATCTATATCGATAGACGGGCTGTGATATTGGACAATGAGTTGATCGATCGGGAGATACTACGGGGAATGTCGGATATCGGCTCCACCCTACAGGGGATCGGGGAGGCCAGAATAGCCAAAATCCTGCGATCCGCAACTCCTCCTACACCGGCCTACCTGGATCCAATGCTTTTGTCCATACAGGGGTTATCGCTGAGAACAAACGTTTCTGTTACGTTGAACAACTTGCTTCATAAAGGGGCAACCATTCTTGCCGAGATGACACAGGGAGCTGACCTTTGCCTGGAACATGGCATCCACCCGCGCTATTGTACATCCAAGATGATACACCCGGCCATGTGTATGGCGGAGGCTGGTGTGAGTCCAAAACATGTGGGAGATGTGTATGGAGTTATTCGCACTTTCCCCATACGGGTGAACAATAGAACTGGATCCAGTGGTCCATATCCTGGAGCCGAGGAACTTTCGTGGCAAGATGTGGCGGAGGAGTGTGGCCACCCTGAGCCGGAGAAGTTTGGGGAGATCACCACTACTACCCATTTGCCAAGGCGCGTGTTTACTTTCTCCTGGGAGCGGCTACTCGATTTCGTCACCATATGTGATCCCGATTTTCTCTGCCTCCAATTCGCCAACTACCTGGATTGGGGAGATAACGGAAAAACGGAATGGTTCAACCTATCCAACAAGGTACGTACCTTTGTCACTGAACTGGAGAACTTTTCTGGTGTACCAGTGAGTCATATTGGAACTGGCCCCTTTCATTCCCATATGGTACACTTGCCCCCGGATGAATACCGCTACCGGTAAGGATAGGTTATGTCCAAATTTATTCATGAAAAATGGCTGGAAATGTCTATGGGAGGAGTTCTGTATGTCAAATGAAGAGGAAGTCAAGCCGTGTAAAAAAAGGTGTCACACTCCATCGGTTGCTGCGAACGAGGTAGAACGGGGTACCGTTATCGAGGAGAAAGTGGTTGGACCAGCCAACTCCGCCACTAGAATGCGGCAGGCACCTACCCCATTCTATGATCCCTTCTTTATTCCCCAACACTCCTCAGGGTCTAAACTGGATGGTGGTAAGATACGGGTGGGACTTATGTTGATGGACTTTCCCAATGCACTTACCGAGGTAGCTTTGGTAACCACTTACGGGGCTAATAAATACTCGGATAGTGGATGGAGAGACGTTCCCAATGGGGTTTCTCGGTACACAGATGCTCTTGGTAGGCACTTGTTAGGGGAAAGTGTTGAGGGTATATATGATATGGAGAGCGGGTTGATGCATGCTGCACAAGTTGCGTGGAACTCCCTTGCCAGATTGGAATTAATGCTGAAGGCGATGGCTAACGTCGAGGAAGAACGTAACAGCCCCGTTTGATGTTGGGTGTAGTGGGGGAGGGGGTTACTTGTCTATGCATCACCTCCCTCCCCCCTATCTACTTCAGCAGCAACGCTAATTCCTTTCTCCTACTGTGCGTTTCACACCAAAAAGCCAACACCTTCTTGGCCACCCCTATTTTTACATCGAATGTATAGGACAACCTATCCGCTGCCCCAAACATATTCACTACACCGCTATCCCATACGTTATCCAACCATTGGATCATATACTGTAGGGTATAGTCGCCACTTCCAATTTCTCTATAACCGGTACCCATTTTTTTCCAGACTACGGCTCCCCCTCTCTCTCCTTCTCTGCCTTTTTCCGTAACCTCCACAGCCTTTGTCTCTCCTTGCTCCACTCTGGGTTTTTCTCCCTCCATCTTCTCCCTTTCTCCTTTCTCACCATCCGTATATGTGCCGGATCATGTCGTTCCATAACCATGTTATCCAGCCTAGTTATGTCTGCCATTATTTCGTCCCTAACTCGGGAGTATGCCTCCTGCATATTGGTACCATCAGGGGTATTCATTTTCCCGCATCGACCGCATATCATCATGCGATCAATTCCCGCCCAGCTTATGCTTCTTACCTTCATACCTGATAGGATGAGGGAGGCTGCGGTGCTGGCCGCTTCTCTATTGGCTCTACAGCCGTTTTCTGTCATCCACGCACTATACGAGGAGCAGTAAAATGGGGTAGGGAGGATCGCTCCAAGATCCCCCCAACGTCCCCTGTATTCATCCATTGAACACCGTCGCGGCCCTAGACTCCAGGCGTTTGCGTTTTTCCGGACTCTCTATGTTGTGGGGGATGAACTGTGTAACGATGCTATTCGCTTCCCACAGTGATATTGATGGTATTGAAACAGGGGAGGAACCCTTCACCCCCCTCCCATAGCTTATTTCCTCCTCCGCAATAGGGGGCCATTTCAGTTTTTCCATGGTTATTCCTCTTCTCTCGGTTTGGGTATCCAGAGTAGTCCGGCCTGTACCGCCAGATCCCATTCCCTGCGGGTGATGGTGGTTTCCATTACATTTTCTCCCTCCCCCACTGTAATGGTGACATGGTGGCGCGAGAATTCGAAACGTGCTGGCCAATCGGTATCCCCATGAAACTTTCCAGCCACATTGACACTTGTTGTTACTGACATTGTGTTCTCCCTTTTGTTTGTGGGTTGTGAACTATCCCCTAGTTCCACCCAAAGCCTACTGCCACCATCCACATTGCCACTACCAGCACCGCCATGGATATACCAATGAGTACTGCCTTGGCCACCTCCACCCTGTATGAAGGTGTGTAGCGATTCCTCGGAGAATTTCTCCTACTCCTGGTTCTCCTCTTATTCGACATTTTCCACTCCCTCTTGGGTAGGTACTGCTTTTCCCTCCATTCGGTATAGTTGCTCCTTCATTGCCCACAAGAGCCATACCCGGATACTTACCCGTTGCTTCTCTGCCGCTGCTCTTACCTTTTCCCATAGTGGGATTGGTATGTTGCGGAGGATGTACTTAATGTCCTGTCCTTTCACTGGCTATCACCTCCTCTCTCGGTTCGCATATCCGCTGAAAAGGCAGGAGACGGTTTATCCCCTGCCCTTCCCGTAGGTATACAACCCAATGTATCCCCTAGTCTATCAACCTTTTTACGCGGTAATGGCGGCTTGCCTTGTACCACACCTGGGCAGGGGCTCTACTATTTACTGCCACAATAAAATAGGGCCTATTGTCCGCATCAAGTAGTGGAATCTTTGCTATGTTGCACCACATTTGTACTTCATCCGGTGTGGCCTCTCGCACCCACGGCGGGTAAGAGCCATCTCCTTCCTTTAATTCACTTATACCCTCCGCACCTACTGCTACTATTATCTCAACTTCATTTGCCATACTACCTCCTTAACCCGATTTTGGTCTGTCCCAGGTCTGCTCTCTCCCCCGCCACCAATCCAGCCATATATCCCTTGGTACTCCCGTTACTCTGCTTTGTATAGCTGGTGCGGATGTGGTGCTCCCCCATCCACTTCTCTATTCCGTTCTTGTTGATCACGATTAGGTCCTTGCAACTTCCACCAAGGTCCTCCATTCTCTTCTCTTTGTCCTTGACCATACTATCTACCCGCCACCAGATGGAGGACGAATAGCCGACCCCGTGGCCGTGTTTATACTTCATGGTCATAGCGGGGGTCCAGGAGCCCTTTGGTCCTACGTGACGTTCCTTCTCCCTGGTAAGGTCCGTTACCACTATGCCCTTCCAGGACGACCATAGATACTCGAAGGTGGCCTTGGCACTATCAATGCTATCCCTACGTCCTACCCAGGTTAACCTAGTACAGGCCAATTTGGTATGTGATAGCACAGTGCCATCATATAGATTGGCACACGCCCACGCCAGGGTTGTTACGTAGTGCAGTTTCATGTCTAATCCTGGTACGGTCCAGACCTCCGACACAACCGGATCGATACCCTGTCCTATGTCCTGCACCAGTACATCCGCCATGGTGACCTGGTACTTCTCCATAAGGTCCGAGGCTCTCTCCATGGCCAGTTCTGCCTCGTACTGGTTGCTGCTCTTGGACAATGCCAGCAGCTTCCTTATTTTGTCCGCTATACGATCCGTCTCCATAGCTAATCCTCCTCCTCTTCCGACCAGAACCCGATGTCAGAGCTGTTGCCTGGGTGAGAGCCGAAGTAGCATCCATTTGGCGCTATTTTGTTGAGTAACGTTGCCAGTAGTTCGTGATAGTAGACGGCCATATGTGTATCACGAAACACCCTTACCTTCTCCGTCCGGATCTTGGTAAGTTCCTCACGTACCCCAACTAGGTATTCTGGGCCCGCGAATATGGCCCACTCCTCTTCAACGGCGCTACTAAGGAAATCCATAGCGGCGTCCACCAGGTCTTCGGTACGCAACGTGTTGTGGCTAATGGAATAGTCCCTGTAATCCTGGCTGAGATTGAGAATGACCTTGCTACCATGACTTGTAGTGTCCACCACTTTGACATCGGTGGAGCCAACCTGGGTATTGTATAGTACCCTTCCATCTATGTAGTCGTATTTGTGCGGAGAGGTCTTCCTGCAATCCCAGTGGCAGGTGAGTCCCTTAAGGGAGCTCTCGAACACGAACCAATGCCTAAGGGGTAGGTCCTTGAACTTAATTGCCTTTTCTTCTACGGTTATCCCTTTTCCCTCTTCCATGGATGTCCTCCTAATTTAGCGGTACATTACCTTTTCCCTTTTCCCCTTTCCCTCTCCGCTGGACACATTCCACTGGTAAGGTAGGGGAGGGTGTGGTGGTTACTGTTCCCGGTAGAGGGGATAGGTCCTCTTACCCTATCCCCTCTTCCCGGTTATTCGGTGGCTGCGCGGTCGTTGGTGTTCGAGCAGGGATTCCGCATCGCATGTTACCGTCACCACAGAGACCACGAGTGCTTCAGCCATAAGTACCAGCACATAAGACAGGGGACGAACCAGGTCCGCTCGTCCCCTGTGATCTATTCTGGCACTATTACTTTCGGTTCACATTCAAGCCGAGCAGCAGATCATCTCCGATCTTGGCGATACCACCAGTGGTGGCCACCACATGCGTCTTTCCACTACTGCTCATGCCGTGATCCTGGCTCAAGTCGACAGTGATGGTGAGGGTATTGCCTTTGACCTCATACTTCACGTTCTTTCCTGCTGTTGCCATGGTAGTACTCCTCTTTGGTTGATGGTGGTTACTGATTCTTCTTTCGTCGTTGGTCTGGACTCGTCAGCAGCGGCATCACCGCTGGAGGAAGGGACCAGCGATTGCTGGTCCCTTCCTTTCGTCCTGATTACTTCCCAGCTTTTGCCTTTGCCTTGGCTCCTTCCTTGGCTGGTGCCGATGTGGCTGCCTCAGTGGCACCATTCCTGGCCGCGATCTCTGCACGTTTTGCAGCCAGTGCAGCAGCCAGTGCAGCCGCGTGTTCGGCTTTCTTTTCCGCAGCTTTCCTGCGTGCACGGATTTTGGTATTCTCCGCAGTCTTTTTCCTGGTGCGTCGGTGGTGGCACGGCTTGCATTCGGTGACCGTGTTCGCATCGGCCTTTCGAATCCAGCGCGACTCACCACAGGATGCGCAGCGGATCTCAACGCAGAAAACGGAACCGTCGAGCAGCTCCAGCTCACCCTTGGCGTCTTTTTGTTCTCTCACTTCGATTGTCATGATGCTCTCCTTTTTGTCCTGTTGTTTCTGCCCACTTGCGGTGACCAGAAACACAGCGCTCCTGGTCACTCCATGACGGGCAGAAACCTCCCGTCTTTGTGGCAGTCTCCCAATCTGCGCGGTGACTGCCTGCTTCCCGGAGTCTCTCTCCAGCTCACATGGTCTGGATGCCTCCTGCCCGGTCTGCGGTGCCCGATCCTTCGGATTCGGTGTCCTGTCCCAACTTGCGTTGGTGCTCGTCCGAGTCCTGCCGTCTGGAGGTGGCCAAGGTGGCCACCCAACAAGAAAAACTGCAAGTGGCGTGCCATCTGATGGTCGAGACGATATTTCGGATGCAAATCGGCCTGGGGAGCTGACTCACGACTTCTGGCTTTGCGGCAGGGAAGAGGCGAGAAGAGGCGGAAATAGGCGCAAGAAGCGCGCCAGAGTGTATCAAGTGTTTCATATGTCTCATATGTGGTCCGAAGATCGGCCTGGGACACGGGCTTGCGGAGGTTGATTGCATATGAGACAATCATGAAACATATGAGACGCTTGCGACCAGGTGACCATTAGCGGTGGTCATTGGCGAAACTCGCTGGTTTCATTGATGACCATTGGAGGTGGTCAGTGTGGCTGAAGTCTGGCGTCTGTGGCTGATGGGCACGCTTCTTGCATGTGAGGCTGTGGTGAAACTCGGAGGTTTCAGTTCGTGTGGCACGCTTCTTGCAGGATTTTCCTTTTTGTGCCGATCGGAGCGGAAGGATCGAAGTCCGTCGTGTGAGTGCTGCGGACAAGGAAAGACCAAGGAAAGGCCAAGGAAAGCGCTCTTCCGCTCCTGCTTTGGTGGCACTGAGTGTGGCGGTAGCAATCGCTCTGTGCCTATGATGAGTAAGAGTCAGGACATCGTGTTGGTGATGGTGCTGGTCATGGTCCCCTGGGTCATATCAGAGGGTTTGGGAATACCCGAAACACTTATGTCGATCCCTGCAACGCGGCCTCCCGCGCGGCTTCGCGGATCTTCCCTATCTCCTTCCGTAGTACCAGAGGAGTGTGGCATAGGTATCCTACTGCTAGTGGGCAATATGCGGACGGACTGGTCAGTCCGACTAGTGGCGTACGCCGATTTCCCTCCCGGATTCGAAATATGGTGGCCCGCCCACCAGCCATCGTTGAAAAAAAATGGGTCCCCAGCCCGTTTATCCCGCCAAAATATACTAGGGGGTAGAAGGAAATGATATCCGGGACAACAATCACCAACAACCAGGCCGCCGCCCTACTCAACACTAAAGGTATATACATACCGACCAGGGTCCGTGAGGTAGATACCCCACTACACTAACCTATTAATTACCACAACATAACGCCCTTTCGTTCCCGCAAATATCATAGTACATATTCATATTGCACTCATACCCCTGGATGTGATATGATGGATCCCACCTGGAGTATGGAGATAGGAATTCGAGAGATAGGAACGAAAGCTGTCTAATGTTAGACTCCACGCTACTCCGGGGTGGCCATCCCCCCTCACCCACTACTTGGAGGAAGTATTGATAGGTACAGAGGGAAGAAACGACACCCCCAGCACTACCAGCATTGTGCCACCACCAGTAAATCCGGCCAATGGCAAACCGGTGGAGGTAGCCGTATGCGGACGTCTACAAATTGCCCGTATGTTCGGAAAAATAAACCACAACCACTTCTGGGAAAAACACGGTAAGGAACTATCGGCACTAGGCATTACCTTCTATACCATAGGGGGACGCCCGAGACACCGACGTGTTGCCGCATTCCCCTCCATGTTAATGCGTTGGGCTGCGTGGAAAGCACGAAATGGGGAGAGTATATAATGGACACCCAACGTCATTTTGTCACCACGCACCGCGACAGTTTGTCACCGTGTCACGTGTCACCGCGCTCTTTGTCACCGCGCACCACGTCAAGTTGTCTCAGTCCATGTCTGCAGCAAAAAGAAAAGAACGCGGGGAGAGTGGCGGAAGTAGCCGGACCTGTAGAAGTAAGATCGGGGCCTACCTTGTCACCGTGTCATCACGGCACAGCGGCAACTTGTCACCGAGAGATGATGACCAAGCTCATCATCATTCACGCAAATACAATGAACAAGCTGGACGAGCTACGGGAGGTACTCCACTACATCGATGAAGAGGGAAACGAATTATACCGCTATGACCTAATGGCACTGCTGGAGGTAGTATACAGTATGATGCATAAAATAGAGCTAGTGGCGACAACTTCAGTTAGTGGAGGGACCATTCCCATCCTGAGGAGGGACAAAAAGTGATGTTAACAGGGTTGGAATCTTCCTTGCTCGCCGGTGCTGTATGTTTGGTGAGCTGTTTTGGGACGAAGACATTTTGCGAGTGGCGGAGTGTCACCCAAAAGGACTGCTCCAAATGCCACGACGAGACGCGGAAAACCCTTACTGAGATATGTAGGAAGTTGGATAGGCAATGGGAGGTCAACCGGGTGATACTGACGAAGCTAAGAATACCGGTAGAGGCCCAAATTGAACTTGAAAAAGGGTCGGAAAGGCTGGTTGCATAAAACCAGAAGCAACTATGGTTAGGATAAAGATAGGTACCGTCGAGGTAGAAATGTCCATAGAAGAGGTTGAGGGACTTCAACGAGTACTCAATAATATTTTTGGGAGAACTGCTAGCAACTGGGTATCCGGTGTACCCAGTGTATCCCTCCACTAGATTTGCGATTACTTGGAGGGCCGTAACTTCGGATAAAGTACTTCACACTAATGAAATAGAAGGAGGAGTGAAATGAAAGCATTTTGTGGAATGGTGGCGGTATCGGTACTGTGTCTGTCAATGTTATTTTCGGTGGGCGGTTGCGCTGTGTTTCGAAGTGCGTTGAGTGATAATGCAACCACGGCTGACACTCAAGCCGCTCTGTGTCAGGATGCCATGTTGGGTCTGGAGATCTGGTCGGCTATGCAGGAAGGGAGTACGCCCGAGGCTAAAGCCTATTGGCAGGCGTACAAAGTGGGTGTAGACATCGCCGTGAAGGCTTATTGCGCCGGGAGCTAAGAAGATGGCAGACGATTCAGCAGTCCTTAATGTACAGGCTCCGACGCCGCCATTGGTCCAGACTGAGCCCAATGTACAGCTTGGATACTCGATCAAGGATTCGATGTTTGGTTCACGCGACCGGATGATTCTGGTATCTCTAGCCGCCCTGGGCATCGGGTGCTTGGTTGGTATAGTGATGGGATTCAGCGACCTTCGAGAACCGTTCATGACGATTCTTGGTGCCTTCGCTATGGCTTTCAATGGTGGATCACGAGGACCTACCACCAACGGTAAGGGTTGAGATGTCCGGGCAACCGACGCAGACCCAGACGACTACCACGACAACGCAGGTAGCTACAGATGTGTCTTCCAAGGTACCTCCGAAGGTATTACCAAATTCCTTCTCGTAGGGGGATAGGTATTATGCCAGCACTATCGAAGTCACAACAGGCAGTAGCAGCAATAGCCCTACATTCACCAGAAAAACTTAAGAACAAGAACGTGGTGAAGATGGGTAAGGAATCCTTACTGCACTTCGCCTCCACACCTACTAAGGGACTGCCAAAACATAAGGGGCACAAGAAGACCAAGAGAAAGTAACTAAGGAGGTACAGTTATCCAGTGTGCTCCCAGGACGGATCCCAGAAGGTGCCGTCCTCCCACCTTCTGGCCTGGGAGTACTCCCCATATAAACAGTTTAGCTATGGAGACAACATGGCGGCATCAGGAGAAATACCGGTAACGGAAGAAAGAAAGAATAGTTGGGAAAAATTTCGCGGAGAAGACCCGCTTCAGGAAGCCATGGAGGCTATCGGACTCACCCCAAGAAGAGCTGCAGAGTGCTTGGCAGAGGAACTCGAGGCCACCACTGTGCGAGTACAAGTGGTGGACGAAGTTGATGTGGTGGAAATTGGCGATGACAAAACGCCCACTATTATCACTAGAAAAGTGTGGAGCATGTCTCCACCCATGGTCGATTGGCCAACTAGGCAAAAGGCCCGCCAGGATATAGTGAAGCTATGGGGGAGTATGCCGAAGGGGAAGGATGGGGACCAGGAAGATAGGGAACCATTAGTACTGGAAATAAAACAGTACGCCGAGCCAGTTAGTAAGGAATAAGTAGTGGCAAGAGTAACATTGCCAAATAACTGGGATCCTCGTCCATACCAACGTCCCCTATGGGAGTATATGGAAAGGAATATGGATGGAGGGGATGCTAGAGCAGTTCTAGTAGGACACCGCCGATGGGGGAAAGACGATGTGGCATTACACCTTACTGCAGTGGCATCTCAGAAACGTATAGGGAATTACTGGCATATGCTACCAGAGTACGGACAAGCCCGCAAAGCGGTATGGGACGCAGTAAACCCAAGAACGGGTAAACGCAGAATCGATGAGGCATTTCCGGAAGCAATCCGAAAACAAACCAGAAAACAAGAAATGTTAATCGAGATGAAGTCGGGTAGCGTGTGGCAACTAGTAGGATCCGACAACTACAATTCCCTAGTAGGTTCACCACCCATTGGAGTCATTTTTTCGGAATATAGCATTGCTAATCCACTGGCCTGGGCATATATAAGACCAATATTGGCAGAAAATCGCGGTTTTGCACTATTCATATATACATCTCGCGGCGACAATCATGGAAAGAAGTTATATGAAATGGCTCGAGATAGTATGAGAAGGGATGGTGACTGGTACGCAGAAGTGTGTCCTGTGTACAAGACCGATGTGTTTACCGAGAAGATGCTGGAAAGGGAATTACGAGAACTAGTACTAGAGTGGGGGCCTGAGGAGGGGGAAGCAATATACAATCAGGAATATTTATGTAGCTTCGACGGAGCCATTGCTGGTAGTTATTACAGTAGAGTGGTAAACGCAGCGATTAGGGAGGGTAGGGTACGGTTTGTACCATATCTAATAGGACATGAAGTGTATACCTTCTGGGACTTGGGTATGGACGATTCTACCACCATATGGTTTGCGCAAATGGTGGGAGACGAAATAAGATTCATCGACTACTACGAAAATAGCCGCCAGAGCTTAGACCATTATGCGCAGGTATTGCTCAACGAGAAAAAATACCTATATGGCGACCATTATATGCCTCATGATGCAACAAGTCAATCATTGCAAACGGGAGAAAGCGTCCAGGAGTTTGCAGAAGGACTGGGGATAAAACCAGTAATAACGGTAGAAAGACCGAAGAATACCGCTGCCGTTATTGCCGGTATTAACCAGGGTCGTAGGGTATTCAATAGGTGCTTCTTTGATGAGAACAAATGTGAGGCTGGGTTAGCAGCTCTATCAGCATATCGATCAGGGTATGACAAAAAGAAGAGGAAAATGGGTACTAGACCAATACATGACTGGACAAGTCATGCGGCGGACGCATTTAGGACGTTTGCAATGGGCTGGGAGCCAAGGACAGTGGTAAAAACGGTTGGTTCCGTGATGGACGATATATATGCAAGGGTACTTAGAGGGGCAAGGGAGGCATAACATAGTAGAGGAGACAGTGATGGCAACTAACACTACGTTGAGAAAACCCATTAAAGGAACGCCTACACCAAAACCAACACAGGGAAGATCCCCAAAGAGTATTACTGGTGTTGGCGGAAATACCAAGAGCAGGGCGAGCATAGCCACTAGGGCACTGGATAAGGAAATCCCGACGACGATGGGGATGTCGGATAGTATTACTAGACCTACCGGACTTACCAAGATTACCAGTACCAACTTAGGGAGATCAAGCCTTAAGGGAACTACACTAAGCAAAGCGCGCAGGAATGCCAAAAAAACAGGGAAAAAGAAGCTTTCCATAGGGAGAATGTATTTATCGTAGCTACTTAGTTAGATAAGGCAATTTCCTAAAAACTTCACTACGATAGTAAATAGGAGGTGCTACTGTGAAAACACTAACGAGAATTGCGGTATTGGTACTATCACTAATCATTGCGGTAGCGCCCTTTTACAACCCACCAGTAGCCTTGGCAGTTGGATCCAACTCGGTGGTATGTGAAGATATACCAAGTAGCGGAGAACGTAATGTGGTGGTGCGTATGATTGCGGATGCCTCTGCTGCAACCTACGTAAGTTTTGTGGATACCAGCTATGCCTGTGTGACGGCCAATTATAGTGGTACAGTATCAGAATTCATACAGGGGTGGTACCTATATGGTGTACAGATGATACCACAAACACCAACACCTACTACCGGAATAATCATAACGGATAAAGATCAATATGGTATGGATATAATGGGGGGGAAAATGACATCAATAAGTACGGCATCAGTAGTTGATGTTACCCCAATGCTAGATACAGTAAATAGTTTGTATCGCTACCCTAAAATAAGAGGACCGATGTCTACAGCAATAACTGGAAATTCAGTAAACTCGGCAGTGATATCACTAGTGTATAGATATATTACACCGGTTGATTGGAGACACTAATGAAAAAGATAATAGTAATCGCAGCAACATTAAGTTTTCTATGCACAATGGTAGGGAAGGGAAACTCGTTTATCCCACCATTCCCTGGCAGTAATGCACCTCCTGGTTGTACCAACGTAGCTGGAGCGCTTTCCTGTGTTAGTCTTGCTGGGGATGGTAGTGGGATAACAGGTGTCCCTTTCGACGACAACGAGACGCATATCCAGCGGCTTATTGACGCCACTTCGTTCGACGGCAATGACACGGAGATTAATCGACTCATCACTGCCGGAACTGCGGCAAAAGCCTTGGCTCTCAACGCTAATGGTTCCAATTGCTCTGCTGGATATTCTCCATTGGGGGTAGACGCTGCCGGAGCAGTTGAAGGATGTTGGCAAGTAACTCCTGCTGCCATTGGTGCGATAGCTACTGGCGGAAATGCTGGGACGGCATCAGCTCTTGCAGCTAACGGCGCTAATTGCTCTGCTGGTCAAGCTCCTCTTGGAGTGGACGCTTCCGGGGCCGTTGAGGGGTGCTGGACGCCTAGTACTGACGGTAACGACACCGAGATCAACCGCCTCATCACCACGCTCGTGCAGGGCGGGACGCTCAGTTTCTCGGGAGTATCGTATTCGACCGTGAGACAGGCCGCCGACTCGGTGAGCGGAACAAAAGGCCAGAAGTCAAAGTGGTACGAAGATAAGGATGATGGGGATTCGCAATACACTTTGGACATTAAAAGCCTTGATGGCAATTTTACCGACACTATCGAGGGCTCTACCAAGGGCAGCGCTTTAAACTTTGCCACCACCGGCACCATCACTGGCCGCCTCTACGTGACCGAGGATGAGAGCGACAACCACACGTTGACGGCTACCGAACTCAAAGGTGGCACAGTAGAGATGGATGGTAACGGAACGGTTCAGATCGACGACAACGGAACGACCGGCGATCTGTTTTGTGTCAAGGCCCGGACTTCCGGGGTCAAGAAGGTCCGCCCCAACAAGCTATCCCAGCCCATCTACAAGCACGACATGACCTCTCTGGGGGCCGGGATTGCCATCAAGAGTGGTGGCGCTGCGGGTGAGAGGGCCTGCTTTTATGTCAGTCCGAATGGATACTGGCAGCAGGAGGGGGACACGACATGGGTAACGGAGTGATGGTCATGAAACGAATACTCACAGCGGTTATCCTTTGTCTGCTGCTCACCGTGCCTGCCCTGGCCTGCGATGGTGATTCGTGCAGTGACGACGTGGGCCTGCTCGCCTGGATGCATTCGGATTTGGTGGGGATCGGGGGTGGGGCTACTGCTAGTTGTTCGTGGGGTAATGGTGATTCAGTTTTAGCCGACGCTAACGATTTGGCCGAGGCTGACGGTTCGGATTGTGTCGGACCCATTGGGGGCTGCACGTATGAGTGGGCTGGAATGCAGTTTGAGACAGGAGCATCCTATACCATCACTGGCTACAAAATCCATGCAGCTCAAGCCGAAGGTGATGATGCCCCATTAACACTTGCTCTTTATGCTGATAGCTCCGGAGAAAAGGGAGCTTTAATTGAAGGTACATCTATATCCATAGCAGCCAGCGCGATGACAGAATTTCCCACCATGAGCGACGAAGATTTGCCGTTGGACACGCCCAAAACAGGTATCAATGGTACGTATTGGTTGTCTGTATCTACTGCATCGGGATCATCCTACTTTTTTAAATATGGCGCAAAAACAGGAGGTAGAGCTTACTTCTCTGGAGTAAGCGGATACATTGACGGATACACAATATCTGTAACTGTGTATGGGTGTGCCGAATGAGAAGACTAGTATGCCATGTAATATTGGTCTTGATGCTTGCAGGAATATGCCATGCCTCAACAGTGTCTATTCCAGATTCCAGGCGTGTGATATGGCAAGATAATGTAGGAGTTCCAGGAGGTATCCCCATCACCTGGGAAAATTGCACAACTGATGCCTGTGTCAACGTGTACGCTGGTAATGTAACTCACATCACCATAAATTCAGCCATTGCATCTGCGTCGGATAACACGGTAATCAGGATACCATCAGGAACATACAGTTTAACCGGCTCGGTCAGTATTCTAAGGAGCAAGGTAATTCTAAGGGGCGCGGGCATAGGGATAACCACGCTTAATTCTTCGGCAGCTCAGGCAATTATTACCAGCACCGGAGGCGGTCCTGATCGTAATGGCACCATAGAGTCAGGATATGCGCAAGGGTCTAACAGCGTAACACTCAACAGTGTCGTCAACATGAGCGTGGGCGACATCCTGTCATTCTCCCAAGACAATGAATCGTGGATGTGGGCCAGGGGTGCTGCTGGTATTCTGAATCAGCCCGTTGTTATTACTGGCATAGACGGAAATGTAGTGACGTTTGACCCTCCCCTTGTGTGGGCGTTTTCAGCGGACAAGAATCCAGTATGGTATGCTTATTACGGGAGTTATGCCGGGGCTGGAGCCACTCCGGTATCGTCGTTTGGCGTAGAATCTATGACCATTGATCAGGCCAATTCGGAACCGGACGGAGCTTCAGCGATAGCACTTGACTATACATACGGATGCTGGGTTAAGGACGTAGAAATAAAAAACATAGGAGATATTGGTATAGTATCGATAAGATCCGTTAGAAACGAGATAACAGGATGCTATATCCATGATACGTACACAGGATATGAGGGATACGGAATTGAACTTTATGCAAGGACATCAGGATGGCTTGTTACAAATAACATATTCACTGACTTGTTCTCTGGAATAATAATAAATGACAGTTATGGAACCGTAATAGCATACAATTATACTTCTGATATTAGATCAGGTGATTACGGTCCTGCTGCGTTTGATTCATTCGACATGAACCATGGTCGATGGGGAATGCAGACATTGTGGGAGGGTAATTCGGGAGCCTCTATTATTCAAGACGGATATCACGGAGGGGCCTCACAACATACTGTTTTCCGAAACAAATTAGATGGTTTGAATGAAACATATCCGACTCAGCACAGGAGCCTGATAAACCTGTGTAGGTATTCCAGGTATTTCAATGTCGTTGGGAACATTTTGGGTGATGCGTCATGGACACCCACCTTGTATGAGCTGACTAGTGGCACAGGCACCAATAATGTCTATCGTTTGGGATATCCACACATGGGCAATGACGGCTATATCGAGGGACAACCACCGGAGGGATTGACCGACCCCGATACCGAGGGGGGCCTTGACAATCAAACTCAGGCCACTTTGGCCAGACATCTCAATTACGACTACAAAACAGGGGCCATTAGAACCTGCGACAACGAGACTGAGGGGTGCAACGGAATCACCGGGGATACACTACCAGACTCTCTTTACTTGACTTCTAAGCCGTCTTGGTTTGGATCGTGCATATGGCCTCCGATAGATCCAGTTTTACCGACAGCAAACATGATACCGGCGAAGGCTCGATATCTTGGTCTGAGCTGCACAGCGCTCAAGGGCTCCTTCTCGGGATCCGGCGCGATGAATATGAGGTGATGATGGAACTCACTGAAGAACAGGATGCACTTATCAGACAAATCGTTGACTCATTCCGTCACGGTGTAGGTGGGTCTGAGGGGCCAACTTGGGAAGAGCATGTTGCCGCAAAACACGGATTCGTCCCGGTGAGCACCGAGGATGGGCTTGAATGGAAGGATGACGACGCATGATCTGGACGCACCCGTTGGAAGAGATGCCAGCAGGAAAGTTGACGTGGGCCACCAGTGGTGTTGATGATGACAAATTTGACCCTTGCTGTTGGTATGCGCCGGCGATTGTGGGGCTTGAAGACGGTAGCTTGACCGTGATTCGCAGGGATAAAAGCGAGGAGAATTGATATGAGACGAACACTGCTGATACTGGCAATCATCCTCTGCCTGGGTACCCCTTCCCTTGCAGCAGACCTTTACCTTGCATGGGACCCTTCCGACGGCGCGACCGGTTACACGGTGCAGTTGTCGACCGACCTTGGCGCCACCTGGTCTGAAACTCGTGACACCGGGAACTCCGTCACCTTCACTTGGACCGGGGCTCCCGATACGGGCCTGGTTCTCTTACGCGCCTCAGCCTACAACGCCCAGGGCGAGGCAACCAATTACAAGAAGGGCGCATGGTATCGGGGGGATTGGGGTGCTCCCTCTCCGGCTTCATCACTGGGATTAAAGTAAACAAAGGGACAGCTGATATGGGGTATAACTTAATACAATTTCGTAAATTCGTTGATAAGACAACCACGGAGATTGGCCTTTATTCATTGAACAGCACGGATCAGCTATTGGGTACTGCTGCCAAGGAATCCGAATTTGGTACTTACCTTTACCAACTTGGTAGTGGTCCGGCTCTAGGGGCATATCAGATGGAACCTAATACTTTTTCCGACTTACTAAAACGCTATGGGGAAAGGTTCCGAGTGATCAGGGACTTTCACGTGTCCCAGTTGGAGTACGATCTACGCGTATCTACTATTATGGCGCGAATTAAGTATTTTTCGTGTCCAGGACCAATTCCTACTACCCTATTAGGTAGAGCCGAATACTGGAAGAAGTACTACAATACTCCAGCTGGATTAGGTACTGTGGCAGAATACCTAAATGCCTATAAACGCCATGTTGGTTAGGAAACTATAGGAGATACTATGAATAACTCAAAAGCTGTAGTAGACTTTATTGAATTGGCGATGAAAAGGTTGAAAAGAGCAATAGACGCCGATCGACATAATCGCGAAGGTGGGGTGGAGGATCTGGAGTTTCTAAACGGTGATCAGTGGGATAAAGCGGAACTCGCCAGGCGCACTAGGTTCTTTCGGCCTGCTCTCACCGTCAATCTACTGCACAAGTACGTAGACCAAATAACGGGTGAGGAGAGACATAACCGACCACGTATACAGGTAAAGCCACTATCCAGTGACGCTGATATGAGGTCGGCCCGTATACGGGAGGGAATTATTACAACTACGGAACATTACTCCTTTGCCGATACTATATACGATCAGGCGTTTGAACAATTGGTATCAGGACGGTATGGTGCATGGAGAGTACTGACAAGGTGGTGTGTGGATGACCCATGGGTACAGGAGATGTATCTAGAGAGAATACCAAATGCCATAGGAACTGTATGGTTAGATCCATCCGCTAGGGGTATAATGGGGGAGGATGCAAACTGGGGATTTATCCTAGAAACACTATCCCTGGAGGAATTCAAGGAGAAGTATCCTAAGGCCAAAGTACCTGGCAAGGAGCCGGATAGTGCTCCAGGAAATGACTATGAACATTGGTATGATGATGAAACCGTTACAGTGGCCGAGTACTTTGTACGCAAAAATACGGAAGTAACCATAGTGCAGATGAAAGACGGATCGGTGATGACCGAGGAGAGAGCCAAAGAGAAAATACTCGAGTGGGAACAAAAGAATGCAGCGGACATAGCTAAGGCACAGGCAGCAATAGCTATGGCATCCCAGATGCCGGTACCTCCACCTGGAGTACAAATGCCGGAGATGACACTACCAGGAGCAGCGACAGAGGTCCCTGGCGGTGGTACTACTCCGTCACCATTGGCTCCAATACCTACTGGCAAACCCGCCATTCTGCGATCGCGCAAAACCCAGGTAACTGAGATACGCCATTATCTTATTACCTGCGAGGAGATATTGAAATGTGGTGAGGATGGGGATGGAAGTCCCATTGATGGACGTAAAGTTCCTGGGGAATATATACCAGTAGTTCTCGTTAAGGGAAGGGAGATCAATATAAAAGGTAAAACATATCTACGGTCCCTTATTACAGATGCCATTGACCCACAAAGACTTGTTAACTATTGGGAAACCTCTCTGGCAGAAACGATAGCCCTAGCGCCGAAGGCACCATGGGTAGGAACCGCAAAACAGTTCCAGGGTTATGAGAGTGACTACGCTCAGGCCCATCTGGAGAATTACCCATATTTGAAGTATAATCCAGATGAAAAGGCACCTGGTCCACCAGCACGTAACCACCCAGGCAATCCACCCATCGCTTTGTTCCAACAAGCAGCTGGAGCAAAAGAGAATTTGAAACAAGTTATTGGTATGTTTAACTTGGATGTGGGAGATGAAAGCCCTGAAAGAACTGGGCTTGCAGTACGATTGAAACAACAACCTGGGGATGTCGGGACATATGCGTTTATCGACAATTTGCATAGGGGTATTATACTTACCGGAATGATAATGAACAGTATGATACCGGAAGTGTATGATACCGAGAGGGATGTAAGATTGCGATCCTTAGATGGCTCGGAAACTTTCGTACCTATTAATACCACAGCGAAGAGGGCGGTGGAGAAAATATCCTCCAATTCTGAAAAGTACGATGGGGTAGATATATCATCCATTCAGCATTTAATACGCACTACTGGTGAAGAGAGTAAGTACAATGATGTGACAGCTGGTAAATATAGTACCTTCATTACAGTAGGTCCTTCTTATTCCACTCAACGCACGGAGTCTGCCGAGGCGATGATGAGGTTGACTACTGCAATGCCGGATAAAATGTCGATGGCGGCGGATCTAATAGTAAAGAACTTAGACATTAAAGACGGTGAAGAACTATCGGATAGACTGAGAAAGACTATGCCGCTAGGTTTGGTAAAACTACGACCAGGTGAGCAGCCACCAGATCCGGTTCCTCCATCACCACAAACGGTATTGTCAATGGAGAAACAAAAAACCGAGAAACTACGGCAAGAAGCAAGTATGATGAGAATGAAACTGGAAGCAATACGGATACTAAAGGAAGTGAAGGAGGGAAAGACGGAAGTAAGGAGGGAAGTACTAAATTTACTGGCTACACTGAATTCACCTACGCACCCAGCGGACAAAGAATTACAAAGCGTAAGGGAAGAGTCAGAGGAGGGAAGTGGGGAGCAATTGTTATTACCAGCGGCAGAATAGGAGTAAACTAACTACGATGGAGGAATAACCATGGAACGCCAAACAAATCAAACAAGGGTAGACCCAATCAACCCGGGGGGTGTGGAAACACCTGGAGTGGAATCTCAGCTAAGTAACCCCTCCTCCATACCAGTATCGCCGGATACTGCAGAGGCCGAACGTAAGAGGGTAGCAGAGATCGAAAAAGAAGCTTCCTACTGGAGAGGAGTAGCTGAGGGAAGATCAGCAGCCAATATCCCCCAATCGCACACACCACCTGTAGAGCCGAAGGCCCCCAAGGAACTTAAGGAGCCGAGATTCGAGGACTACGAGACACCTGCGGAGTACGAATCTGCCAGAACTACGTATATAGTGGATAAGGCGAAACTCGATACCAAAAAGGAGATGGAGGCAGACATCAAGATCCGGGAGGAGAAGAGTAAAAGGGACGCCGTAGTTGCCTCTTTCACCAGTCGTATTAGAGCTGCCTCTGCTACGGATCCCGAGATATTTGATATAAGGGATAAACTGGGGAAACGGGTAGCTCCCCACACAGCACAACTGATTATGGAGAGTGAGGTATCACCAAAGATTCTACGCTACATGTACAGCAATCCTACTGTAGTGGATGAGTTGAATTCGATGTCGCCGCTGGCTGCGGCTAGGTATGTTGGAAAGATCGAGGCCAGTTTCATAGCAGCATTGGCCCCCTCCAATACAGCTCCCGCCACACCCAAGCCAGCAAATACGTCGGCTCCAAACACTATATCCAATGCTCCTGACCCTATCCCACCAGTAGGGGGTGGTAGTGGAACTGTATTGGTAGATGACGAGGATAAGTTATCTATTGACGACTGGATGAGAAGGAGGAACAAAGCAGTATATGGGTAGTAGATAGGCGGAGAGGACACAGGCAAATAACAATAAAAACTGAAGGAGAGATTTGATGGCCAACAAACTTATTACACCAACAAAGGTATTGCGGGAAAGCCTGCGTGTTCTCCACAACCACACGGCTTTCCTACGTGGAGTAAACCGGGAATACAGTAAGGAATTTGCAATTTCCGGCGCAAAGATTGGCAGTGTCGTCAATGTCCGGATGCCGAATCGTTACTACGTCTCCCGCACCACTGTACTGGAGACGCAGGAGACACAGGAACAGACAGTACCCGTCCGGCTCACTACCAACTACCAGATCGGCCTCAACTTCACCCAGCAGGATCTCACTTTGTCCATGGACGATTTCAGCTCACGTGTCATTACTCCTGCCATTGCGGCAATGGCGTCTGGCATCGACTATGATGGGCTTGGACAGTACGTGAACGTGTACAACTTTGTCGGTACTCCTGGGACCACCCCAGGCAAGGCTGGAGGTACTGCAGGCGAGTTATCGGATTCCAGTGCCCCGAGAGTATACCTGAATGCCGGTGCAGTACTCAACATGATGGCGTGCCCGAAGGACAAGAATCGGTGGATCATGTACGGGCCTTTTGCCGAAGCAGCATCCGTAGCCGGTCTTGCGGGTTTGATGAACCCTGCTTCGGAAATTTCGGAGCAGTTCCGAGAGGCGGAAATCACCAAAGCCCTGGGATTCTATTTCGCGATGGATCAGAATATCAACTCGTTCACTGTTGGGTCAAGAACTGCCACCAATGCCGTGGTGGCAGGAGCGAGCCAAACTGGAGCCACTCTATCCACATCCGGGTGGACAGCTGCTGATCACTTGCACGCCGGGGAGATTATACAAATCGCCTCCGTATACTCGGTGAACCCGGAGAACCAGGTAAGTACTGGGCAATTGGCGAACTTTGTGGTGACTGCGGAATGTACTGCCTCTTCGGGGGGACTTATGGATATTCCCATCTCCCCGAGTATCAAGGCGGTCGGAGCCAGGATTGCCGATGGTACCGTTGACGCTCTTCCAGCCAACGGGGCAGTTGTATATGTAAAGTCGGGTTCCAGTGGACTGGTGAGCCCGCAGAACCTCGCGTACCATCGTGACGCCTTCACCTTTGCCACTGCGGATTTGGAGATGCCGAGCGGAGTGGATTTCGCAGCGAGGGAGACTTACGATGGAATTTCCGCACTGCTGGTGAGGAACTATGACATCAACAACCAAAACTTCCCATGCCGACTCGATGTGCTGGCTGGATGGGCAACCCTCCGTCCGGAACTGGCAACACGTATCCCAGGCTAGGGGTAGTGGTGGTAACTGAGTAATTCACTTTTAACCTCCACTATAGACGAACAGCCGCCACGTGTGTTATAGTGGAGGGGTGAGAATTGACAAAGAGGGGTAGTAGGGACGCTGCCCTCTCCCCCCTCTAAATGGGGCAGCAACTATTAACATAACGAGGAGAATTCTATGGGAGCAAAGATTATTCCTGGTACAAAAGATGGGGTGGTGATTGGCTATACTGACGACAAAGTCGGTATGTATGGGAAGGCTGCGGTACCCCAGCGCTCCTCCCCCCTCCAAGCAACAGTGCAGGAATTCAGCTCCGGAGTTGCACTGACCGCTCAGGCAAACGTCGGGGCCATGGCGAATTCCAATACCATCACTACCAATGAGGTGGTAATTACCACCGCCGTTGGGGTGGCTGCGGCCAACGATTTTGTGATGGGGGTAAGCAAGCCGACATATCAAGCCGGTATGGGAATTGCTGGGGTACGTGCCAATGGATCGGCCAATGGGGTGGCGGTGGTTCTGTGTAACCCGACTGCTGCCAATGTGGTACCCACCGCAAACGAAGCGTGGGCAGTTACCGTACTTCGTGGGATGAACGTGATCAGTGCCAACTTGGTACCAGCCAACTGTGTTACCAAGAAAACCGTTGAGAGCGAATTTACCATCTCTCCTGCGAATGCGGCTGTCGCTACCGCAGTGATTTCCGGAGATGGGGTGAAGTATGTCAATGTCACCGACGAGGGGAATGGCTACTACACTCCCCCCACGGTCGTGTTCACCAGTGCCAATGCAGTAACCCCCGATCCCATTTCGGGAGGAGGCACTGGGACGGCCAATGGGCTTCCTGGAAATCAAGGAGGGTGCGGTGCTACCGGAATCGCCACTATCAGTGGTGGTAAAGTGGTTGGGGTAAGGGTAACGAATCCCGGATCGGGATACCTTGCTGCACCCGCCGTCTCTTTCATCGGTGGATCTGCTATAGCCCCAGGTATGCTGGTACAAGTAAACAAGGCAGCGGCACAGGCTGGATTGGGTATCGGGAACGTGAGGGTAAGTGGCAACAGTAAGATCGCCATTACTTACTTCAATCCGACTGCTGCCAATATTACCCCTACTGCCAATGAAACATACAAGATCTTTGCTACTGGCGGATTGTTGGCCTCCTCACCAGCACTGCAGATCGGTCTTCGGGTCGATGATGCCAACGCCGCCTCAGCCAACGCGAGTAACCAGACCACTGTGACGGTAGATGGGGTACTTGCTACGGATGTGGTGGCAGGGGCTGGACAGTCGGCACTCGCCTCCCCCCTTCTCTTTGGGGGCGGCTACTCCGCTGCCAATGCTGTTTCCCTGATCTATGGTGGAGGTGTGCCGGGGGCCACCCCGGCAAATGGGGTGTACAATGTACAGTTGTGGAGACATTCCCAAAAACCCGCTATGAAGTTGCTGTCCCTGACAGTACCGGCCACCACCGTAAATGCCAACAACACTGCCAATACCGTAATCACCCTTCCGGGTAGTATGGCAATCACCGCCAATACCACAGTAGTGGTGAATAAGCCGTCACACACTCCAGGGATCGGGGTGATCGGGGCTTGGGCCAATGCGAGTAACCAGGTCGGCATCACATTCATCAACGTGACTGCCGCCAACATCGTCACCCCTGCGAATGAAGCATACCTGGTCGGTATCTTTGATACTGTAGTTCCGCCCGCTGGAAGTTGGGTGGCGCAACCGGTTATGCAGTCGCTGCAATGCATGGTGGACCTCCAAAATGAACTGCTCCAGACCGTGCAGGTAATGGGGCAGGTGAAGGGGGAATAACATGTTGGTGAGCGAGCTTGTAACATTGCTGCAGGCCGAGACGCAGACCGACACGGTGATGATACAATTCCCACCGAAGACGGAGCTGCTGCGCGACGTCGAGGCGGTGAGGTCGGATTTTTCCGGAATCACCTCCATAATCATGGTAACCGATAGGGGATAGATATTCCCCATAAACAATCGTCCGTGGGGGGCAGTACTGATCCAATTGCCCCTATACTCCCAAATCTATGGAGGATGTTATGGAAGAGAAGAAGGTTCTGTACACATTGGCAGTGGATAACTATGAACCCGATATGTGCAAGATCACCCTTCCACTATTACGTAAGTATGCCGACAAGATATGCGCGGATTTCGTCATCCTTGATAAGAGGAAATTTCCGGATTTCCCCCCAGTGATGGAGAAATTTCAAATATGGGAACTGGCCAATGGTAAGTACAAAGAATACGACTGGCATATATACTTCGATGCTGATACCCTCATCCACCCGAATTTTTGGGACATGACAGCTGTTATGGCCAAGGATACCACAGCCAGCTTTGGCACGGATTTTGTGCCAGTCAGGTTTCAGCCAAACCGCTATTTTCTGCGCGATGGTAGATTCATCGGAAAGGGAAACTGGTGCGCAGTGGTAAGCAATTGGTGTTTGGATTACTGGAGCCCCCCTCCCCGTCACCAGAAATGGGAACATGTGAATACAAGCACCCTGGACATATATGCCTCCTATATAACTCCTACCAACGAAGAGAGGATATCCGGGGTGATCGACCCACACCATTTGCTGGACGACTACTTTGTGTCCCTAAATATTGCAAGATATGGGCTGAAACACCTTTTGATACCGGAACTTGCAAATCACTTCCGTACTGAAGTGAATAGCATGTTATGGCATCAGTATCTGATCGATAGCGATCAGAAGTTGGTGACGATGCAGGATATAGTGGACAAATGGAGAATAAACCTATGAGGCCCTTAATCGATATGGACACTATACAGATAGAGGTCACCAACATCTGCAACAATAAATGTAGCAACTGTACACGCTTGGTTGGCCACCATAGATATCCATATTTCATGAATATTGACACATTCAAGATGGCAGTGGACTCCATGGAAAAATACCCAAAGATGACGGGTATAATGGGGGGTGAGCCATTACTTCATCCACATTTCCGCGAGATGTGCGAGTATCTAGGTAGTAAGATACCGCCGGAGAGATGCGGGTTATGGTCCTGTTTTCCTAAGGGGGGTGAGAGGTATAGAGATATAATAGTACAGGTATTTGGCCAGGTGTTTATCAATGACCATACCCGTGCGGACATACTCCACCAACCAGTAATGGTAGACCCAAATGATACACCGCTGCAGCCGTGGCTAGTGCGTTACTACCAGCACCACTGCTGGGTACAAAACTCGTGGTCTGCGTGCATCAACCCCAGAGGCGCTTTCTTTTGTGAGATAGCTGGGGCAATATCAATGTTACTGAAGAATGGGGATGGGTGGCCCATCGTGGATGGTTGGTGGACAAGATCTCCTACCGATTTCGCCCTTCAGATTTCCCAGTACTGTTCTATATGTGGGGCTGCATTACCACTGATGCGTAGGAACAGTATAGAGGTTGTCGATGACATCAGCCCATCCTGGTTCCGCAAGTTGGAAATGCTGGGTTCCCCAAAAGTGAGGGGGGGGGAATACGCATTACACGGAGGTGACATATTTGAGGACAGTAGAAAAGTTGCAACATACAAGGATCAGTGGTACAGAAAGAATATAGCAAATAAATATGGATTATTCCTGACGGTGAATGATAGGGGATTCTGTACTCCCCACCTCAGGCGCAACTGGAGGATAGACAACAACTCAATGGAAGGAGAGAATCGTGGCAAAGAAGAAGGGATCGAGCAAGGCAAAGGAAAAGGGGATGAAGGGGGTACAAGGGAAAACGTCGTATGCACCTCCGTTGGGGCACAAGATTCCGCTGACTGGATGTAAGAAGTAACTGAGTAAACTAAGGGGGTGGAGGTGGCGCATGGTTCCTGCTGCCACCTCCAGTTACCAAACCACTAGATCAAAGAGGAAAAGATGAAGCTATTTACAAAGTTTCGTGAACGCCTTGGTGATGAGAAGAGTGGTGGCAAGAAAAGTAAGTCGACCAAACCAAATGGCAACAAACACCGGAAACGCGGAAGTACCAAGGAGCAGTCGATGGCCGACTTTATCGCGTCTCGGAATAAGCCCCCGAAAAAGTACTAATAGCATATGGTAAAGGAGGATACGATGTATAATGAATTTCCAAGAATGTTGTACCATAGCGATCTTGGCCAGAAAGTGGTGAACAGTTCGCGGGAAATGGATGAAAGCATAAGGAGTGGGTGGTCAGTATCTCCCTCCTGCATGAGTGACGAGGAATTACTACTCCTTAAAATAAGTGTTGCTGAGAAGGAATTGGCAAGTATGCGCAAATCACTAGCCGACTTGACAAGTGATGATGCCATAGAGGATTTGCCTACCCCAGTTCCTCCGAATCCTACAGCGAAAAAGGGGAAGTAATAACAACTAGTTCTTAGCATAAAGGTGCCATGGTTAGCGTAGTTACCATAATAACCTACCTATAGGAGATCACCAATGGATTTCCGCGTTCAGGATGTAATTTTTCTGGCAGCTTCGAAGTGTGGGGTGGTAAGAATGAATGAGCAACTGGCCCCACACGAACTTTTACGCGGAATGCAGGTGGCCAATATAATGCTAGGTGAATGGTCGGCAGAGTCCTGTATGCTACGGTCCACCACTCCAGACTCTCACGCTCTGACTGGTGGTACTGGCTCCTATACTATAGGGATTGGTGCCACCATCAACACTGCAAAACCGATAAAGATACTAAACGCAATTATACGTGATTCCAACAACGTCGATACCCCAGTCGATATAGTGCCAATAAATGTGTATTTTGGTATTGGTGATAAGACTGTTCAGGCCCGCCCCGTCGTTTTATACTACGATCCAGGAGTTACACAACAGGTAACACAAACTGGTACTATATACCTCTCTCCAATACCGGATTCTAGTACGTCTTATACCCTTGTTATCGAATCTGAGAAATTACTTACCGAGTTTACATCACTTGTAGCCCAGATAACTATGGAGCCTATGTACTATGCGGCACTTGTAAACGGGCTAGCTGCTAGACTATTTCGACATTATCACAGTCCTAAAGTCAGTATTCCGGTCGATATAGCGGAGGAAGCGGATACATCCAAACGCAGGGTGATGACGATAAATAGTTCCCCCATTGTCATGGTAGTAGATGTTCCTGGAACACAGCGTGGGGAATATGATATAAATACCGGTAGGTATATAATATAGATACGTAACTACAAGAGGATTGTATTATGAGAGTGGAATTTCTAGGCCCATCCTTTGATGGTAGATCACCAGTGGCGGACCCGTCCAGAACCATAAATTTCTATCCGGAAATACTGGAAAACCCTGCGGCCAAGAGTAGATTAATACTAGTAGGTACTCCAGGAGTCAGTACTCTATTCACCACTGGCGGGCGTATACCGAGAGTAGGTGGAATGTACGAAATGAATGGGCTATTATACGTAGTGGCCGGTAATCGACTACTATCTTGGAATGGGAACTCAACTGAATTACTGGGCACTTTATCCGAGCTAAGTGGTTCCGGGCCAGTATCGATAGTAGATAATGGAGTAACTGCTCACGGCGTCGGCGGAAATCAACTTGTCATAGCTGATGGGGTATCACTATATGTATATAATGTAGTTACCAAAGTATTCACGACCCTAAGTTCGGTTACCCTGGGATTTTCTCCATTTATGCTGGCGTATATTGATGGGTACATTATAGCTATGGATGGGTCAATGTCCTGTTGGTCCTCCGATCTATATAATGCTCTAACGTTCAATGCATTGGCGGTCGCATCCGCTATAGGTACTGTGGATAATATATCCGCCATATGGAATTATATGAAGCAGATCTACATCATCAAGGGTTATAGTACGGAGGTCTGGTATAACTCGGGTGTAGCTACAAGTACCGGATTCCCCCTTATCAGGGCACAAGGTATACCGATTGATGTTGGTACTAATTCACCGCAGTCGGTAGCTATGGGGGGTGGAAGTTTATTCTTCATAGGTTACCAACAACAGAATAAGGGTGCGGAACTGATAGGTGTGGTACAGTTATCAGGTTATGGGGTGGAAGTGCGATCACCAGCAGGTATGGTAGCAAAGATGCAGAAACTTGGAAAAGATTCCCTAGATGGTGCAGTTGGGTACTGTTATTCGGATGAGGGGCATACCTTTTACGTACTTACTATCGGTGATTATACCGTCGCATATGACATTACCACTAGCATGTGGCACGAAAGAAGCACGTGGAGGGAGCCAAGTTCCCCTGGAATAACTGGTAGGCACGTAGGCGCTTGCTACGCGAAATGGAGTGGAAAACATCTACTTGGTAGTTACAAATCCGGTATAGTATACGAGATGTCATCAAGTTTTCTAGATGATGACGGGGTGCCAATACGTAGTGAGCGCATAGCTCCAGTATTACATGACCTAGAGGATTTCGAGGACTTGTTCTTTTATCGGTTCTACGTGGATATGGAAACTGGAGGAACTACTGATCCAACTGCAGATCCAAAGGCAATGTTATCCTGGAGCGATGATAGTGGTAGGACGTGGAGTAGTGAGTATGAGGCTAGTATAGGAAAGCAGGGTGAATATATGTGTCGCCTAATATGGAGAAAACTTGGATATGGGTTTAATAGAGTATTCAAGTTGGCCATATCGGATAAGGTAAAAAGAATACTGGTAGGTACTTATGTAGATGTTAGTATGTAAGGAGTGCTACCAACATTATGACAATCAATAAGTCCGATCCACTATTCAATGAATATATAAGTTCTCTAAAATGGCCAGTACCACTGGTCAACTGGCTTAGGCAGTTGATAAGTGTAGTTGACCAAAAACTGGATATACTACTAGATATGGATGGGGCCATACCGGTAGTAAACTCCGACGGAGAGCTTGTAAATAGCGGATTATTAGCAGCAAGTGTGGTATCAACTAGCGATACTTCCGTATCGGACAATGCTATTGTTCGCATGGATGGGGATGATGGCGTTACTATCATGGGAAGTCTAGTCACTATAGATGACGATGGTGGAGTAAATATCCCCTCAGGGCAAACATATAATATTGATGGCTCTCCGCATACTCACACTATAAGTCTAGCTCTCAATGACCTAACGGATGTAGTAATAACCGATGCGGAACAAGGAGACGTCTTATTCCGAGGTGCAGCTGGGTGGGTGAATACACATCCAGGAGTAGATGGACAAGTTTGGACTACCCACGGTGATTCGGCTGATCCGTCCTGGGAGAGTATGGTGGGGCCTGGGGGGTCTGACAATCATATTCAGTATAACGTTGGTGGAGTATTTAGCGGGAAGTCCACATTCACCTTCGACCCGGACACGAACACCTTCACAGCAATAGGAGTTACGTCTCTAAAAGCCGATCCCAGCTATGCCCCCTCTCTCTATGTTTCGCCTTCTGGTAGGTTAGCCTATGGCTTTACTGCAGATGTTCCTACTTATTCCTTTAGTTTAGTTGGCACAAGTGGGATGAGTATAGGAGTTGAGAGGAACACTATCGGCGACGCTGGTAGTGAACTTAGTTTCTTCGCTGGAGGGGCTAAATCCGGAGCCACAAACGCTAATGGTGGCCCATTGAGGCTTCGCGCCGGTCATGCTACCGGAAGCGGATCGTCAGTTGTGGAAATATGGACGGCTTCGGCGGGAGCTGCCGGAACTACCGATCATGCAGCGACTTTGAAAATCACTATCGATGGGTACGGAAATGTAGATATTCCCTCTGGCTGTACCTATAGGATAAATGGGGTAGCTCATACACATACTGATATTGACGCACTGACTGTGGGAGGGTATGGAGCAGGGGCACTATGTCTGGGGACGGGTTGGTCGTTCAGTACTGATACATGGGTCTATGTGAATACTACGAGTTTTAAGATCGTAGGTACTAATAAGACTTCATTTTTTGTTCCTGGTACGGAGATCAAGTTAGTTCAATCTAGTGCGTGGAAATATTTCTACGTGGTATCGTCCACGTATTCGACCGATACCGTAGTAACGGTAACAGGAGGTTCTGATTTTTCTCTTGCCGATTCGACAATCACGCAACCCTCTTACAGCTACTCCTGCCCTCCGGACTTCCCGGTGTGGTTCAATCATGCCGAGACCTGGGCAGGGTTTTCGACCGCTCCCGCAGACGGGGTGAGCAGATTCAAGGTGGAAGGGAGACAGGTAATTTGGAATCTATTTAGAGGTACTGCAGGGACATCGAACGCCAACAACTGCACGGCCACCCTGCCCATAACGGCCAAGACCTTAACGGGTTATTTGGTGGGTTTCAAAGGTATATCTACTGATGGCGGAATTGTTTACGACGATGGGTCTCGCGGTTACATTATCACTGGGGGGACGGTGGCGAACTTCTGCCGGGCCAATTCACCGACGGGGTGGGCAACATCTGGGGACAAGAACTTTGTAGGACTCATTTTCTATGAGATTTGATTATGACTAAATACACGGAAAAGAAAAGAACTGTAGAAGCTTCACAGTGGCAACCTGGGGCCAAAGGTAGCATCGGCATCGAAATTGTACCTTATGTCTTGGCTGAGGGTCAACCCGATCTTAACTGTACTAAGTGTGGTGAGCTTATGTCCCTACATGGTAAGCGTATAATGGGACCAGATTGCTTATTTGATCTGATTTGTCCTGGAACCTATATTGTGATCGATGATGGAAGAGTACAGTACAGGACCGAGGAAGAAATGAATGAGTTATATGAATAAAAGGGGGATGATATGAAGTTAGATAACGAAGGACAAAGGGAATTAATACTGGGAGCTATCAATGCTTGTAGCTTTTCTGGTAAGATGGTTGAGAGGGTATATATGTTGAAACTAACCATAATCGGTGCAGCGTTGGAACAAGTTACTCCTAAAAACGACGCGCCGGACGAAGGTAAATAGCGGGGGGGGGGGACTGGTATGGACATCATACTAAAGGAACTGAATACGGACCACATGCCTTTAATATATGACATAATTAGGAGGGAACAGCCATTTTCTGCTGGTTTGATTCCACAACAGTTCGCGGAGATGTACAACGGGTGTGAGGGATGGGTAGTGATAGACCAATCACTGCTCACGCAGGATACTCAGACCTTTACGCTAGGTATCGTTGGGGTAGTAATGCTAACTAATTTCCAGCCACTACACTGTGCCACTATGCATGCTGTAATAGACCATAACTATCACGGTAAGTGGTTGAACAAAGAAATCATCCGGGATGTATTTCGCTACCTATTCCTAGACCTACAGTTGATCAAGGTCCGTTCCTATGTTATATATGGGGTTACGTATAGAGCGGCCAAAGCCTTAGACTCACTAGGATTCAAGCGGGAGGGAATAGATAGAAGAGGATGTATTGTGTGGGACGGAAAGTCCTATACCCCATATGATATAGTTAATTATGGGCTTCTCCGGGAGGAATGTAGATGGTTATAGAACCACAGATCACATTTGCATTTTGGCCTATGTTTGTTCGGTGGAATGCTGGGATAAGCCAGCTGGTTGCATGCTGTCAAGAATGGGGTATAGAGAGCGAAGTGGTGGCGTTATCAGATATACCGCTAGACCAATGGGATCCCATCTCTCCAGTGGTTGGCTTCAGTTGCGTAGTGGAAGAGGATTATCTTTTCTCCATTCCATATATAAAGAGGGCAAAATCCCTTGGGAAAACTACCATATTAGGAGGGGTATGGGCAGGGTTAGGTAAGCCGGTAGGACCATTTGTGGATTTGGTATGTAGGGGGGATGGGGAAGATTTGCCTATATACTTACTGGGTGGAGATATTAGTGTTTTTCAAAACAAACAAGTAACTAGGGATATCGATTCTCTGCCTATGCTCGATTACACACACTGGGACAGTGTGTGGGTAGGTGATGGAAGGGGATTTAATAGGGGACATTTACCTATTTTATCTGGTAAGTTACAAGTACCCTACCTTAGTAGTAGGGGATGTAACCATAAATGCTCTTTTTGCCAGGTACGATATCAGCCAGCAGGCCGTAGAGTAAGATACAAGGCGGGGGAGGAATTATCCATTCTTACTGATTTGTATAGACCTGATATAGTAGTTATGGCCGATGCTCAACTTCCATACGATGATACTAAGTGGAGGGAGAGTTGGGGTACTCTCTACTGCCCATTTGTTGCGTATATACGTGCGGACATATCCGAAAGTGAACTTATATGGTTGATAGACCACGGACTGATTGGGTGTGCATTTGGGGTTGAGAGTGGGGATGAGGAATTCCGCAACAACGTACTGTGTAAAGGAGTAACGGACGCTGATATAGAAAGAACTATAGGTATTCTTTCCTTTTATGATATACAGTATGCCCCATTCTTCATGGAGGGTGTACCGGGGGATAAATGGATATCACGAACCCGTACCATTTCTATGATAAGAAAAATAGGCGGGTTTCCAATAGTGTGGAACTATAGGGACCTAGGGAAGGGGAGAGAATTATGGGAGTAACAGCTTTAGGTCTTACTGGGGCAACGGCGGCTATACTGGGAGCAGCAGAAGTTGGTGCTGGTACTTCATTGATTACAGGGGTGATGGGTGCGGATGCTCAGAAGAATGCGGCGGAAACATACGCGGCTTCCGCGAATAATGCTGCTGATATAGAATGGGCGATGTACAGACAAAATCGACAAGATGCGTTACCGTGGCTTACAGCCGGAGCGAATGCATTGGGCCAGATATCCTCTGGCTTACAGCCGGGGGGAAAATGGAGTGACTTTAACTATTCTGGTAATGTACCCACACTATCTCCATTCACTGCTAACGAGTTCTCCTTCAATGCTAATGATTTATACGCAGATCCGAGCTATGCCTGGAGGAAGTCGGAAGCGCTGGATGCAATTAAGGCCGCATCCTCAGCCGCAGGAAATTTCGGGTCTGGGAATATGGCAACAGCCATGATGGGTGCAGCATCCAACATGGCTAGCACGGAATATGCCAATGCGTGGTCCAGAGACTACAACGTATATTCTGATGACTGGAAACGTGATTATACTGTATACTCCGACGACTGGACAAGGAAGTATGCAATGTATCAGGATGACTATGTTAAACAATACTCCAAGTGGATGGATACGTATAATCTATTGACTGGTGTAAGTGGTGGAGGTCAAGTAACCGCTTCCAATCTAGGGCAGATGGGTACCAATGTAGCTAGTAGTGTTTCCGATCTAGTAAGTAGCACAGGTAAGACTACTGCAGCTAGCATTACTGGGTCCGCAAATGCTTGGGGAAATGCGCTAACCGGGGCTACTAACCAAGTGACATCTGGAGTTGGTACTTACCTAAATCTACTCCAGCAGGAAAAACTGCTAAGTGCTCTAGGGTATGGAGGGGGAAGTAGTTATGCACCAACGAATAGTACAAATAACTTTTCCAACCCGGCAACAGGTTATGGGGATTGGTCTACAGCGCGTATAGCATACCCATCATATTAAGAAAGGAGTAAGTACTATGGCCCAACAGAACTTACTTACCATAGGTGAAATATACAAGCCTGTGTCGGCAAGCGAGCTGCTTATGGCGGTAAGAACTAGGGAGGAGATGGAAGCTGCTAGACTCCAGAACCGCCTGCGATACGAGAAGGGGCAGGACGATGCTGAATATAATAGAGGTTGGAGCGGATTCTTCACAGGTGAGCAGGGGGCGGAGGGCGACCAGCCCACACAGACCGGCCAAGCCTCGGGTCCGTTTGGTGTTCCCGGATTAGCTCCTGGTACTCCCAGCGCACCCGGACAGTCACAGACGTCGCTTCCTCCACCTCTACCGAAAACACCCGCCACAGGGCCACAAAGAAACCTTACCGGACCTGTTGGGTACCGTTCCCAGGATGTGGACAAGGAAGCGGAAGTAATAATGAAATCACTGGAGAAGATAGAGAGCGGTGGCAAGGTGGACGCCAGGAATCCCGATGGGTCGGTAGGAGTACTACAATACCAACCGGCGACGTGGGATAGGTATAGCAGAGAATACAATGAGGAGGCATTCGGTGGAAGTGGTCCCTTGCCAAATACTCCCCAAAACCAAAGACTGGTCGGGCAATTCAAGGTAAAGAAGTGGTTATCGCAGGGATATGCACCCCAACAGATAGCGGCAATGTGGAATGGCGGAGAGGGTAATGCTGACTGGCGAGGTAAGAAGGGGATAAATCCCAACACCGGGGTAGCGTACGACATGCCCACATACGTGGAAGGAAGATTCCTACCGGAGTACTTGAAGAGAATGGAAATGGAAGGTATGGGCAGGGTAACTCCTGGGCCTGAAGCGGGGACGACCGCTAGAGGTACTACCGGGGTCCCTTCTCCTACAGTAGACAACTCCATGTCCCCAGCATATATCAGGGGAAGAATGACTGCGGCTCTCGTACCATTTAATTCTGGGTTGCAGAAGGCACTATCCACCAATAACCAGAGTACATTAACCGCGTACCTGGACTACGTGGATGCAAATGCTCCCTACCTGAAGAAAGTTACCTCATTCTACAGGGGACTGCAAATAAACGAGAGTGATGGAGAGGTATCGGGAACACTTCCTGGCGGTACGGTCAGCCCACAGTTGTATACGGAGTGGGCTGACCGTATACCGCCAGAACTACAGCCTATCTTCTCAGAGGCAATGGCGAAAAAACTACCGCTAAAATTCACACTAGATGGTGACCGTAACGTGAAAAAAGCGGAATTGGTAAAGGATATTGAGGTGGGAATGAATAAGTACGGTCTGGCAAAACAAGCAGTACAGGAGGCAAAACGGGCCAGGGGAGACACAAGTTTGGTTACAGCAACTGAAATAGAGGACCACCTTCTAGATGAGCAAATGGGTCCAATAGATCCCGATGCACTACGTAAGGACGCGGAATTCTATGGACAAACCGGACAGTTGCCGCCCAATATTGGTTTCGGTACTTCGGCAAATAGGTATAAGCAAAAAGTGAGAAACGAATGGTCCAAACTAGCTAGGGAAAGTGGACTTGGTGATATACCACTAGCGCTTCGATCGGCGCGATATAAATCTACCAGAGAGAATCTGGCCAAGACCGAGAATATACTCAATATGACTCGTAATTATGAGAAAACTGTTGAGGAATACTTACCTATACTGGAGGAGCAATTCGACAAGGTAAAAGTAAATAAGATTCGGGCAATCGGAGATCTGGAATACAAGATACTGAACAACCTAATAGGTGATCCCGATGCAAGGGTATTGTATGGTACATTATACGAAACCCTGGTGGACTATGGTAAGGTGGTAACGGGGAATTTCTCTATCGCTGGATTAACCGATACGGCAAGGGTGGAGGGACAGAAATTGCTCGACGCGGCTGATAATCCGGAATCCAGGAAAAAGATACTAGCGAATTTCCGTACCATGATGGCGAAAAGGTCAAAAGCATTGATCGATACCTCCGAGGAAATACTGGATAGAGGTGGATTGACCAATATTAAACGCCCAGGGGAAGTGGGTGAGAGTAGTTCCCGCAAAGGGAAGGGTGATATACCACAGGACAAGATCGATATGTATCTCGGTAGGGCACAGGGTAACTTGAAAAAGGCCAAACAAATGGCAAGAGACGATGGGTGGGATATAAAATAAAGGGAGAGTAGAATGGCAGATATTTGGGAAGAAAGAAGAAAGGTACTATATCCTGGTAACACTGCTATTAATACTCAGGAAGAGGAATCGGGTACACAGGATGGCAATGTAGACGTGTGGGGCAATAGACGAAATTCCCTATACCCGGAGCAAGATCCAAATGTAATCGCGTCAGACCCACGTTCCCAGTGGCCATCCAAATTGTGGCCAGCAGAGGCGGTATCGGATGTTGCCGATCCACGTACGCTGGCCAAAGCTCCCTATACCCGCCCTATAGTAGAGGGGGCAGCTACACTTGCTGGAGGATATCTGGGAGGTCCACTAGGGGCTGGTGCTGGGTATGCACTATCCAAGAGAGGTATGGATGCATTCGAGGAGTATGCCGGAGTTAAAGAACCAGAGAATAGGACAGAGGGAGCGGAAGGGGTTGAGGGGGCTACTGAACTCATTACTGACATCGCTAAGGGAGCCGTAATAGACAAGGCCGGTAGGTTGATAGGACCAACGTATCAAGGAGCGAAGAAGCTTCTTGGCATAGAGACAGATAACACCATCTCCAGCTACCTATACAAGGCTATAAGGCCAGAGTTTGGTACACAGAAGACGTGGCCCATGGTGAAGAGATACGTGGAACAGGCCAAGGAGGCTGTCAAGTCCATTATACAGCGCAAACCGGATCTCAAGCTTACACGTGAAGATGGAACTATAGTAACCGGGGTCTTACCGCAAACAGTAAGACAATTCTCTGAGGCTATAGACCACGCGAAAAGATCCGTATTCAAGGAATATGATGATATGGCCAAGGCTGCTGGACAGCAAGGTGCAGAGGTAGACCTACTGGACGCAGCAGTAGAACTGGATACCATAGCAAGAAATACGGTGGTGCTTACTACTAGGCCGGATACGGCGAAATATGCCGCAGAGGCCAGCGAAAGGTACCTGGAGCGCGGAAAATTTAGCAGTGAAGAGGCACAGGAGGCCATATCCCACCTCAATCAGAGTCTGGACGCCTTCTACAAAAATCCTACTATGGACACTGCCTCTAAAGCGTATGTGGATAGCATGATCGCCAATAATATACGCAAGGGTCTGGATGATGTAATAGAGGACTCAGTTGGGGAGGGATACCAGAAGCTAAAAAACACATACGGTGCTCTCAAAACAGTGGAAAAGGATGTGGCGAGACGGGCGCTGACATATGATAGGCAAGCTCCAAAGGGACTAATAGACTTCTTTGATGTAGTTGCCGGTAGCCAGGTGGTACACGGTCTAGCAAGTATGAATATGGGATATGCGATGGCCGGAGCTAGCACAAAGTGGCTAGCGTGGTTGGTGAAGAGGTATAACAACCCCAACCGTATGATAAAGAACATATTCGAAGATACGGAAAAAATGATGAAGGGGGGAATTGGGCCTCCGATATCGGAAAGGGCCGGGGAGACTGCAGCTATCGTAGGGGCTGATGTAACTGGTGTGGGCGGAATGGGAAGAAGGGAAGAGGCGAAACCAAGTGGCGAGGTACCATCTTCACAGGACCCTATAATTCCCCCTGGTTCAAGCCTGAAGACCGGGAGGAGTGAGGAAAGGACGTAGTGTATGGAAAAGCAGCAAAGGCTGGTACTATAACTGACGACAGCTTTTTTAATGTAATAAAGAAGTATAAGTTGGGTAGATTGCCCAAAGGTGTTCCGGACCTCGGTACACTTAGGAACTATAATATTAGCCAACAAGATCTATTGGACAAAGCAGAGGAGATAATTGGCAATACACTAAGGTATCACGATGATGATATGGAACATGTAGCAAAAATTTCCGACATATATAAAAATATTAAGAAGGTTAGTACCGAATTACAGGAAAGAAGAGAGGACCAAAGTTCTATTCTGACTATAGATGATGTAAAAAAATGGTACCAGGAGGCCAATGCGAGACACATAGCAGCTAATCCCACTAGCAATTCTTCCTTCTTTGATAATAGAATAGATTTTATCGATAAACACTATGACATACTCTCCAAGAAGTTTGGATATAAAGAGGTAAGGACCAAACGTAAGGGAGCTATGTACATGGTAGATATACCGGAAAAAGAGGACCTACTGATATGGAAAGAACCACTATCCAAGCAACCTACCAAGGTACAGGAAGCGCTTCGTAGTAAATTGAAGGATGCCAACTTACCGGATAAGGAGGGAGTTTTCTTTGACGGGGAAGAATTAGAGTCCAAGTTTAAGAAAGGATGGTATGACCCACTACCCATGATAAAGAATAGGCTGGACTCCCACCCATTGAACCTCGATGAGATGGCAAAGAAAACTGGTAGGTACGACTGGGAAAAAGTGCTAGATCATGTATATAGTAGGGTAAAACGAGATATGGACCAAGAGAAGGGGGTGTGGGGGAACCAATTTGACGACGAGGGGCGTAAGGAATCAAAAATAATAATGGACTTTATAGACAAGAATCGCTCCCGTTTTTCCTTTTCACAGCCAATAACAGTTGACTATAAACCAGTGATGAATATAAATGGAAAAACCATAGAACACGCCGATGTACCCTCAGAGATAAAAAGTATGCTATGGGTACATGAGAAATTCTGGAGTGATAGAATCAAACCAGGGTACAAATCACACAAAGAAGCGATAAAAGACCCGGACAAGTTTCTACGCGATACTATACGTATCGAGTCAGAGGAAATAATAGCAAGTGCCTATGTAAAGGATCTACTCTCCTCCCGGTTGGCACAACAAGTACTGGATTTCTTGGAAAAGAACCCAAATGCCATTACAGTCGGTATGAAAGAGGTCCAGTGGACTGGTAAGGAACTGTACCACGCACTTGTCGATAAATTTGGGGGTAAGGGGGGTATTATAAACCGCAGGGAGGGAGCCGTCAAGGCTAGTGAGTTTCTTAATTCTATTGGAATTAAGGGGCACTCTTACCCTGTCGGCTATTTTGGTGCTAGAAAGAATCCTAACAAGCTCAACCACGTAATATATGACCCGGACACGGTAGAAATACTAGCGGAAGCAGAATCCCCAATGTCACTACGTGAAGGTAGATTTAGGTATGAAAAGAAACTGGAAGAGGACGTAAATGAGTAACAAACAACTTAATGAAAGGGGAACGCAATGTCCAGTACTAGTAATGGAGTAAGGATTACTCGCTATTTGTCCACAGTCCTGGTACCACTACTGGTGGTATCACTATTGTTTATTGGTTCGTTGACAATCAAACTAATTGTTACGGATATACTATATCCTGGATACGCTACGCGTCCCGCCTATGGTGCGCTTATTCCTTACCCAAAGTTCCGTACGGATGACAATAATGGGGACCCGTTAGTTGGTGGTCTTCTGTATACTTTACGTCCTGGAACGTCGTGGCCAGCGGGAGCTAAAACCACATACTCCGATAAGGCACTGTCAACTGCCCATGCCAATCCGATCGAGTTGGACGGTAGGGGGGAGATGGCCATTTATGGTATTGGTAGCTACAAGTTTATACTCAAAACTGCTGATGCGGCCACTACCCTGTGGACCCAGGATGGTATTATTGGTATAGGAGATACCTCCGGGGCAGTGGATATTTCCGACTACAACAACGACCTATGTACTGCCGTAGCTGCCATAGGGACTGATAATGCGACCAATATAGTAATTGGACTGGCAATAACGGAAACGGTAGGTTGCACTGTACCTTCCAATATATTCTTGGAATTCAAGGGGAGAGGTATGGTGACGGCGACCGCTACGGTTACCATATACTCCCCAAGAAATATAATCGCATCTCCATCACAGCATATACTTGAGGGTACGTATATTGCATTTACCAATCCCGGTACGATATATACCGACTGGTGGGGACCGCCAAAAGACGGTACGGACGCTTATGCAGATCTGAACGCAAGCATTGAAAGTGTTCCGGCCACAAGTACGGTGGTTTTGGGGACCGGCATCCATACCGTTGAAACAGGACTTTACGTCCACACCGGGATTAATCTCATCGGGAACTGCTCTGCCAAAGTGGCTGACGGAACCTATGCCAGCACGATTAAAGCCGGAACGGGAGCAACCGGGAGCCTGCTCACCTACCTTCCGGGGTCGCCTTACGCCGGGCAGACGGTTATCGAATGCCTGACTCTCGACGGGAACGATGTTGGGGCGATTGGAGTCGAGATTAAGAAATCGACTCCACCCGTGATCTTGAGAGACACTGTGGCCTTTGACTTTACGGATTCCGGATTCTACGTTAACGGGTGGGGAGATGGAGTCACCGAAGGAACATTCGACAATGTGATCTTTGAGCGGTGTTGGTCGGGCCTGAATGCGGTGGGCTACAAAGTGGCCAGGGAGGGGACCGGGTATTTCGGGACAGTCACTTTTGATAACTGCCATGGCTACTACAACGCCACGGGTGTTTTCTTGAAAGGTGATAATGGGACCACTGAAACCGGGTTCTCTGTGAAATGGTCGGGTGGGATGCTTGAGGGTGGCGACCCGGCCATGCAGGCTACGAACACCACGGGTTGCACGGCTTTCCGCGTCAAAAATCGGGTAGCCCTGACGGTTGAGAATGCCTACGTTGAAAACTACGCGGACTATTGTGATACCGCAGACATTCACTACTGGGCTTCAAATAATTCTTACGTGGGCATCCACGGCGGGAGCCCTGGTCTGGCTTACTGGTACTCCAAGTATGAGGATAACTCCACGATCTGCCAGGAAACACCATCATGGGAGGATTCCGAAGCCTACCAGATGTACGGAGAGGCAGGGCCGGTCAACAGGTATTGCATCGGGAGAATCACCGACAAAAAAACGTGGGGGCCTCCCAACTTCCCCGTAGCCACTATGCCCTCGGGCGGGTGGGGCTCATACAAGGGGGCTATCTACATGGATGCCTACGGGGTTCGGTGGATTCAGGTCGGCGATACTGGAACGAGCGGAACGAGTCTGGTCTATCCGGGTGAATCGACTCAGTGGGCTCCTATGGACGGAATCGTAATAATCCCGTTCGACAATGAAACCCTGAACGCCGGGAACAGTCTGGTCTATTGGAATCAGGCCGAGAAGTTCCTTTTGACTGACGTCGATGTTGTTGTCACAGAAGCTTTCACTCACTCCAACACAACGGGATGTGGCGGGACCGGATATGTTACCCTTGGTGTAACAGATGCCAAAAGCTATTTTGTTGGGAATTCCACCATACAGGGGAATGTGGCGAATCTCACTTTACGTAATGTTGTTTCTTCGCACGACAACAACAGCACAGAAGCTAAACTCGACTGGGGCACAACCCACAAGTCTTTCCTTATGGATGGTTACTCACCCAAGGAAATGACCGACAATTCAACATGGGAACAGGATAGAGCGTACAGCTACATCGGAATGTATCCTTGCCCTTATACTGCGTGTGTTACGTGCGATGGGGTTTGGACTTCCGGAAAAGGATACATAGTCGTTCGCGGGAGAATTATGAAAGATATTCATTAATAGTAGCAGCGGGAACCGGGTAGTACTGGAGTCTAGAGTAGAGACGATAAACCTGGAATGGGTTTATCGTCTCTACTGTTTATAAATCCTCATACCCCAGTGATTCACAGGCTGTTTTAAGTCCATCCAAAAATTCCTTCAACTCGTCGTCTATCATTTTGGCGCACTCGGGATCTATTGAACGTAATGTATTAACAAAAAAATCCTGTATTCCAAGAATATTACTAAACATCGCCCCTAGCGCCTTTTCCATCATGACATGCTTGCTGTGCTCTATTTGCTGCACCTCGGTCGTACCGTCCGCTTCAAACTTTATGCGCGTCATGGCGTTTGCTCCTCAATGCTACCTTCTTCCTTGGTATTTATGGTGAAAGCTGGATGATTTTCATCGGAGCCATCCAGGATGATATGCATGTTTTTGGCAACTATTCTGCCAGAACCGTCAATCACTATCCCGGCTTTCCAGAGCATTTCCGGTGTATACTGCGGAGGAGGACCAAGGGACATTCCTACCAAAAAACCGGCAATCCATCCAATGGCCAACCCGAGCGCTATTGATGAAAATTTTCGATTCATGGCTATGTCCTTTTGCTTTCTTGGGCAGTGTGGTCATAAACCAGGATTGCATTACTGGAAATAGGCTCAATTCCCACTGAACCACTAGTCCTTATCCTTACGTAGCCTTCTGGGTAACTCGAAGATACGTCTACCCTACCTCCTATATCGTGGTGGAAGGAAACATATACCAGGTCGTTCATATTGATAGATTCATCCACTATTTCGTTACCAACCCACCTTGATATTGTGATTTTCATTTCTTCTCCTTTGGCGGTTCGGGCTGGGGCATCCAGTGAATTGGATCGCTGCCTACTCTCCCCGCTCCCAATCTTGATACCATCCAGAATCCCAATTTGTGCCACTCGCCAACAACCGGATATTCATCTATTTCCGGCCACCAAAGCCATATTTTCTTGTCCTTCGGAGCCGTCTCTATCGGTTGCCACTGATTGGCAAGCGCCGCGTTCCAGGCTGATTCGGCCAACGAGTAGGCGTAAGGATGTACGAGATCCAGACACGCGCCATCTCCTTCTATCAGCCACTTTTCCCACCACCCATAAAAATTCATCTCACCCCTTCCTCCTCTCAAATTCCGCCATCACTAACAGCACCATTCTATTATTCAAACCGCGCTAGCATCGATAGCTGATGCAAATTCTCGCAAAGCTCGGGCGGCTTCAATCTTGTCTTGGTTTGACAGGAGAATTCCCCTTGCTCCCAGGGCAATCATAGCAGTTCCAAATCTTGTCAAGGTTGCTACCTCGTTATCTCCAGCTATACCATGTGTAATGTATGTTAAGTTGTTCCATAAATAGACTGACTCCTTCGGATGTATTTTCATTTTAACTTCTCCTTTTCTCAAGTTCACTCATAACCAACAACACCAGCGCGACGAACAGCACTAGGGCCACTGGGATAGCCAGAATAGCCTGAAGGATCGTTGCATCAACTTGCGGTATCATGTGCTCTACCAGCCTCAACACTTCTGGTTTTCCTTTCTCTCATCCATACTTACCCGAACAGTTTCAGGAATTCTTCCGAGCGCATCTCATCAAACTTCTTGATTGCTTCTTCCCTGGACATGAGATGCTGCTCAAAGAGACCACAACGCGACACTGTTCCCCCGCAATTACCCTCGTACATTACGGTCTGATCGGTCGCATCGTTTTCCAAGAACACAACTATTTTTGTGACAGTTACAGCAATGATGGACTTATCTTCAGTCAAAAAGTACACCTCATCCCCAACATTCCACTTAGTCTTGATTTCCATGCTTTCCTTCCTTTCTCTCGTCCATCTGGTCTAGTTTCCACATCCTCATTTTCTGCTCTGCATAAACCTCGTGCCTAGCCTCGCGCCAGGCCTCGTAGGCCACCATGTTAAACCAGCATAGGCCGTACCCTGCCAGCACTCCTGCTGCAACTCCGATCCAGTCGGCATTTTCTGTCCGCAAGAAGGCCGACGAAAGGTGGCCGACCACCAAGCCAACCACCAGCACCATGAGCTGTATTATGTTCCTGGGTGGCAGTTTCATTCTCTACCCTCCCGTATGTAGAGTTTTCGAAGGAACTTTTGCCGATGGATCGGAAGTGTCACGAAGAACAGCAGCAGGTAGATGAGGGCAATCCCTGACGCAAAGCCGATCAGGTACGATAATAGGATGCAATTCGGGCAGGTCATTCCGCCACCCTTCTATCTATATCTTCTTCCCAACAATCCGCGATAATTCCAGCCTCGACCATCTCCTCAAACATGGGATGGTTGCATGAAACATCGTCGGAATCCCACCTGCATCCGGAACATGGATCATTCAGTTTGCTATTGCAGTAGTCGTTGTCGGATCTCCGCTTGTTTATCCTTACTTCCTTCCCCACATCCTTCAATTCTGGTACCATTGTTACCGCCAGTATTTGTACCCCCAGCCCTTTGCTAATTTCCCCCAGCATTTCGCAGGCTTTCCGGTGCATCTCTCGGGTCGGGTCGTTGAGGTGGGCTAGCGGTTCGTCCAATATCAGTATAGGTCTCGTTTTTGGTCTTTGTACTTCGCGCATTGCTGCCCTAAGTCCCATACCAGCTATCGAACATGCCCCACCACTATCCTCATCTATAGGATCAAGTAGATGACCATCCCCCCTATCGAATAGTAATTTCGCCATTGTTTTCCCGGCGCTCTTTTGGAATTGTAGCTCCAATATTATAGTTTCCGGGAACGTGGCGGATAGAGCCATTGTTCCTACCGTGGTTATCTTATACTGAAGCTTATCCTGTATTTGCTTGGTGGCCTCCTGTATCACGGATCGCGCTTTATCGCTGATGTCGCGGTCCGCCTTGGCCTTCCGAATTAGCTCCTGGGTATCCCGGACGTTTTTAACAAGCACGTCCCTATGTCCGCGCAGGCGTTCCGTGAGCAGTTGAAGAGAGGCAACGTCGGTCATATAATCTCCCATACCCTATCGGTTATTGGTATTGTCCATAGCAAGAAGGTCCGCGTAGTTCTCCTCTATGGAGGAGATGATGGACTGTAATTCGTCCGTCTGATACTCGTACTGTTTCTGTAACTCGCTAATTCTATCTTTGGCGTCCTCCACAGAAGAAAGCCCATGGTCATTCTGTAGGGAGGATAGAGCGGAGTCCATGGCCCATTGCGCCTTATCCCTCTTTTTAAGAAGGGATTCCTTCTTCTCTTTCAGTGCAAAAAGTCTATTTTCCAATTCTCCCATAATTATACCCTTTCATTTAGAGTTGCTATCCGGATTGTATATGGCCCAGTATACCCTACTGCGCACCTCTTTATTGGTACCAACTAGTAGTTCCTCTACCGCGTCTGCAAAACCGGACATAGAGGCTATGGTATTGGAAGAAGTAGTAGTACCATCCCCATCCCCATCCCCCTCCCCCTCCCCCTCCCCCC